TTACGCTGACTTCTTGTTGTCCAGTGGGAGGCCAGGTGGGCTAGTGTGGACCACCAGGTGCCCTTGTCCTTCCCAGAAGTTTTCCTGTACCTCCACGCATACGCGCCAGGCTGCCCATGCGACATCTTTTCCGGCTGCAAGGATGTTGCCGTGCTCATCAATGATCGCCATCTGGGCAGGGGCGCCCGACTCGCTCTGGGCTTTAAAGCCAGTGCTGACTGTCGCTGATAGTTTTGCACCCGCCAATTTTGGATTGGGCACTACAGTCTTCATTCAATATCTCCTTGGCGGGCTATGGTCCGTTTACCCAATGCTCGTTTTGCGGCTACGTTGGCCATGTAGGCAGCCCACTTATCGCTCTCGCGCCGCTGGCGGATCCGGCTGCATTTGGTGTGTCGCCGGGTTGACCTGCCTTTACCGCACACATCGCAGATGGCTGGCAGGTCGAGACTGTGCGAGGCCATGGGTGGGCGGATGCGTGTGATTGTCGTGGTGGTCATGGCATCACCCTCTTGAACTCGACGACCCAGACCCAGGGATTGGCCTCCCAGTCGCCTCCAGTTGAGTTCCACAGGCCTGCAAAACCGAGGATCTCCGCTTCCCGGCACAGGTGGCGGGCGGGGGATGTCTCCAAGTGCTGGCGGCAGATCTCGCCGTCTACGCCTTCAGCTACCGCCTGGTCAGGAGTGATTGCCTGTAGGCGCTCGACGCGCACATCGGTGACCTCCAGCAGGATGCGACTGGCCCAGCGCGGCATGTGGATGCTGGGGCGCCAAAGCATGCCAGGCCCCTCCCAGCCTGCGCGGAAAATGCAGTGGTCTGGCTTTTGGAAGCGCTTGGGGATATCCGAAAGTGGCGAGCCTTTGCAGCCCATGTACTGGGTGTAGGCCCAAGTTCCGTCGTCTTCGGGATCTTCCAGCCAAGTTTCGCGCACCCACAGCCGGTCACCGGCTTCGCCATAAGGGCAGGCGCCAAGCTCGCCCACTTTGGCGGCGCATTCTTCCTCGGTTTTGCCGTAAACGACGAACCCGTAGCGTTGGTGACGCTGGCCTACAGCAACCCAAGGTTCTGGATTTCCTGGATACTCCAGGCGCGGGACTTGGTCGCCCTTGACCGGTCGTCGAGTGACCGTCTTACGGCCTTCCAGAATGGCTCGCACCATGGGTTCGCTGAAAAGGATTGGACGCTCTTTCATGGTTTGCACCCCAGGGCGGCTTTTATGCGCTCGCGTAGGGGCTTCGAGTAGCCACCCTTAAGCATGGCGGTGAAACAATCGCGCAGCAGTGCATCCCGCTCGGCCAACTGGGCGCGCAGGTCGATGGCGTTCTGTGCGTAGGCGTCTCGGTCGGCCCTCACGGTTGCCAGGTCTTCGCGCAGCCGCTGAACCTCGCCTAGCTGCTCCTGATGTCGGCGAGCGTACTCAGTATTCGCAGCGACAAGCCGCCCAGCCTCGACAGCGTCGACGGCAAGTCCTGCGAGATCCGGCTCGTCGATCAAAATGGCAGATTCGATCCGTTGCTCGCCGTTGCCGATAGCCTCCAACTTTGATTGGTACAGCCCGCCTCGGCCGCACCAGACTGTCACTGGGGTCAGTTGATAGGTGGCCAGTTCGGACATTTGTCGGAATACATCTGAGGCGATCAGTTCGGTGCTCATGTCGTGAAGCCCGCGAACGGCGGAAAGAGCATGCTCCAGCGAGGTTTCGTTGAAAATGATGCGTTGAATGCGGCTCATGCTGCTTGCCTCGCTTGCTGCTCGTTGTGCTGGATGCGGTGTCTCCACGGGTCATTGGCCCTGGCCAGGGCAGCCATTGGCGGCGGACTAACGCTGTTGCCGCACATATGCACCTGTTCAGTCTTGGTGAATGGCTTGCCGTCTGCGCCCTTGTCGATCTTGTAGCTGGCTGGGAAGCCCTGAGCGCGGTACAGCTCATGCGGCTGCAACATGCGCAGACAGATGTCGACGATCACATAGGGCGTGCCCTTCACGAAGACGGTGACCAGGCCGAGTCGATCCTTGGTGGTCACTGTCGGTGCCGGGGCGTCGCAGGCGCTGATGTTCTCGGTGCCGTAGTAGCTGATCAGGAATGCCGCGACGCGCAGGGCTCCTTTCTCGTGCTCTGGCGACAGCGTGTATTCGACCAAGGCGTGATGCTCGGCGCCGGCGGTCATGGTCGGTACCGGCTCATCCACCGCCCGACCAACGCAGTTGCGCCGCAGCGTGGCCAGACTGGCAGTCACCAGGCGCTGCTGACTGCCGGTGTTGGTGACGGTGCTCATGGGGGCATCCATGCTGCGGGCCGGCGTGGTGTTGAATCCGCCATTGGCCTGCTCGATGAAGGCGGTGACCAGAGCGCGGTGGTTCTGCGTCATCAGCGTGCCCATGGGCTGGTCGGCTGGCGCAGGCTTGCCGGCGTACACCGGCCCACCTGCCCCGATCATCACGGGACTGGCCATCATTAGCTCCCCGCGGTTGGCGGCGGTCACCGTGGGCAGGGGTTCACCCGGGGCGTTCACCCGGACAGCGCCATGATGGGTTGCTGGCAGAATAACCGGGCTGGCCATGGCGAACGACCCGCCGCGTGGCCAGGATGTAACGGTGCGCAGCGGCTCATGTGCCGACTGGGCCAGTTCGCCCGACCAGTTCGCTATCGGCACGATGAAGGGTTGTGGGTTGTCCAGCACGAACTTCTTCATGCCCTTGGCGACCCGGCGCAGCGTTGCGGCTGCCAGCTCCTTCTTGCGGCCGAAGATGCTCTTGCTCGGCACGCTCCAGTCGATGCAGTCGGCGGCGGTGCGCCACCTCCGCTGGCCTTTGGCTGGGTTCTTGGCGTGGGTCGGCTCTGGCCACACGATTGGCTGGCCATCGCAGCGGGCGATCATGAACAGGCGCTCGCGGCTGGTGGGCGCGCCGAAGTCGCAGGCCTTGATGATGCGCCACTCTACCTGGTAGCCCATGCTTTCGAGCAAGTGCACGAACCGGCGCCAGGTGACACCCCGGCGCTTCGGATCCGGCACTAGGAATTGCTGGCTAACCGGAACGGACTCGCCTGGTGCGGCCACGCTGCCGTCCAGCTTCAACACCCGGCTTGTAGCTTTATCCCGCTTGGCGATCAACGGCCCCCACTGCAGGATCTGCTTTACGTTCTCCAGGCTGATCACCTTGGGCTTTTTCTTGCCCGCCCACTTCAACCCTATCCACGACAGGTTGCGGATCTCGCGCTTGCGGGGCTGTCCACCTGCCGCCTGACTGTGGTGTGTGCAGTCGGGGCTCATGTGGAACCAGCCCACGGGGCGGCCCTGGCACTCTTCGTCGGGGTCACCCTCGAAGACATCGGTCTGGAAGTGGCGCGCATGCGGATGGTTCGCGGTGTGCATGCTGATGGCCGCTGCGCTGTGGTTCTTGGCCACGTCGACCTTGCGTCCCAGGCCCATTTCCAGCCCTGTCCCGGCGCCGCCGCCACCACAGAAGAAATCGACTACAAGCTCGTCGTCTTGCGGGTGGAGTGCTAAGCCAAACTGAGTCTTGAAGTCCTGCGGATTGGGCAGCTTTGCTGCGGAAAGGGACGTCATGCCGCATCCTCCGCCTGGGTGACGACATTGCCAGGGGTGGTGCGCAGTTGGGCATGGACGCGCTTGGCGATCGCCAGGAGACCAGCGGCTTGCTCTCCAGCCTGGTTTGCTACCTGAGACTTCAGCGCTTTCATGGTCTGCTCGGCCACCCGCAGCGTTCTGGTGGCCTTCATCAGGAGGGCATAGTCAGACCTGGTCACCGCCAGGCCGGTGTACGACATGATCCGCTCCTCCAGCTCGGCGATTGTGCGCTTGAGGTTGGCGACGGTGCGCTGATGCTTGAGCTGCTCCGTCTCGCGGTTGATCAGCGATTCGTCCAGATGGGCACGTACGACCTGCCAGGACTCGTCGGTTGGGCTCAGGAACCCGGCTTGCTGCAGCGCTGCTTCAATTGCCTGGGCCATGTGCTCCGAAGTGGCATAGGTACCGGCTTGCTCGGCCAGTGTCGCGTCCACCGCAGCGACAATGCAGCTGACGGCAGAAGGGTGCCTATACCCCTCGACAGGCTGCGCGTGCGGGCGATTTTTAGCGATTAGCGTTCCATCAACGGGCGCTGCCTCGCGCAGCTTGTCGTGGGGTATCAGTGCCTCGGCGGGGCTGCTGAAAGGGGGAATAATGCCTGCTGCTTCGCAGCAGAGACTTTTTGTTTTTTGCGCGTCGACAACGCGGACTTCGCGGAGCGAAGCGGGAGTGGCTTCGATGAATTCCTGTCGTGTCGCGTGCCCGCTTCCCTCCGAGGTCAAGCCCTGTGGTGGCATCCCCATGATGGTGGTGCGACTGGCATCGCTCGGCAGGAGATCAAAAAGCAAGCCGCGTTGGTGGTGGGCGCGACCTGCTTTTCGGCCAAGGAAATAGGCGTAGGCATAAAGCCCGACTATGAACGCGCTGATGACGATGAGGGCGATGACCTGTTGGGTGGTCATGGGTCTTACTCCTTGTGGTGTGCGGGCCGGTGGTGGAGGCCCGTGCTGGTGTGTTACTGCTTTTCTTGATCTGGCTGCCGAGACTGCTTTTCATCCGCCAGGTAAGCCCTGCTATCGATCAGGGCGGCTACATGACGGATGTGGGCGAACTTCAGGGCTTTCTGGCTGTTGTCCAGTGTCGTGATGGGCAAGCAGATCCGGCCGACCTTCAGTTGTTCGGCAAAGGTGTCTTCGTTGAGGTTGCGGAAGTACTGCACGCGCACCTTGTCGAGTGGGATGAGCACATCGCCAAAGGTTCGGTACAGCAGTTCAACGGTGGTTGCATCAGGTGCGTGCGGCAGGCGCAGCGCGATTTGGTTTGTATTGCTCATCAGGCTTCGGGCTCTCCCTGAGCTTGTGGCGTGACGGATGGTGCCAAGTGATCTCGCAGTGCTTGCGTACCAGGCCGCGCCATTCTTCAGGAACCTCCTGGAGCGCAGCGTTGCGCTCCTCACGGGTCTTGAATTGGAGGATCTGGGCCGCGTACTGCCTAGGCCACATAGCGCTTGTCTTCCGGTGGTGTCGGAAGTTGCAGATCGACACGTGCTGCAAGCCAGGGGATCCCGGCCTGCTTCACGCGTGTCGACTCGCTGTACTGCATCCCGGCTTCGGGGTGAAACCAGCTACCCTCTTTGGTCCGCAGGTATTCGCGGTCGCGGGTGGGGTAGCGGGGCAGATTTCGCTCGGTTAGCAGTTCGTTCTCACGCATGCGGCGGATCAGCTCGTTACGGCTGATACCGAAGTACTTGGCGGTCTGTGCAAGGGTGCGTTCCATGACTACCTCCTACGCCGCGTTGGCGAGCACAGGCTCGGCCGGTGGCATGTCAGCGGTATCCAGCCTGCCGTTGGCAATGGCCTCGAGGTGCGCCGCGATCTTTCTGGCGCTTCCGAGGTTGTTCGCGGGCATGGTCAGGCTGTTTACCGTGGAGCCCATGCGGATCGTCACGGTGAGTTGGTCGAGATAGACCTCGGTCTGCAGCGTGGCCTTGGCACGAGCGCCGTTCGCCTCGTCGCGGAGGACGTGGGTGAACTGCCCGGTCAGGTTGGTCTGTGCCTTGAGGCAGGCGAAAGCGTTTTGGCTCAGTGCATAGCTCATGCGGACAGCTCCTCGAGGGCGACGGTTTGCTGCAGGGCATAGCCCCACGGGCGAATGCCATTCGGCGTGTTGGCGGGCAGGCGAATGCGGCGATAGCCGAGTAGTGGCAGGCACTGACCGATCGCCATCTGGTTGGCGCGGTCTGCTGTTAGGCCGAGCGCCTCGATCAGGCCTGGCCCGGTCACCATCAGAGGCCAGTCATGTTCGGCCAGGTGGGTGCGGAGCTGTTGCTGGAGCTGGTATTGGCGGCGATTAGGCGTAGGGGTGTCGGCACTGTCGATCCAGTCGCTCGCGCCCAGCTCGGCAACCAGGTCGACCCCGGTGGAGCGCTGGGTGGCTTGGTTGGCACGGGACGCGGCCATGCGACGGTTCATGCCGATGACTCGGCCAGTGCGGAACATGGTGTTGAACACGCGACCCGCGCTGACGATGCGGTCGGCCTCGATGTGCTCGGCCATGGGCACTGGCTGCTGCACTTCGGCGGTGTCGGTAATGGCGTACGAGCCGTGTTTGCGCAGGTTCGGCAGCACTTCGCCGGTCACCCATTTCTTGAAGCGCTTGGCTTCTGGCTTGCGGCTGCGAAGGATCGCGGAAAAGAGGCCGGACTCGTTGATGACCAACATGTCCTGCTCGCCACCGGGGGTACGCACAATCTGCGTACCCTTTTCGTCATCGTCTAGGTTACGGGTCATATCACCCGCAATGCGGTATTCAAGTGCGTCAGCGACGTCGGCGGCCACGAACCACGGCTCGCCATCGATCAGTAGCAGGCGGATGTTGTGGTTTTCAAAGGTGCGATGGATAGGATGGTTCACGCCGCGTGCCCTCCGTCATCGGGAGTCATTGGGCGGAATGCGGTGGCCATTGCTGGGCGCATGGTGGTGCGAAACGCGCAGCCGTGTTGCTTGGCCAGGCGGCGGATTTTGAAGATCAGGTCGATGGATGCAGCGGCCGGATGGACGTGCAGTGATGCGGTGGTGCGCATGGTATTGCCTCACTCTGTGGTGAAAGAGTGAGGCAAACAATAACCTAGGTGTTAGATGCTGGCAACAACTAAAGTTTTAGGTCGAGTGTGGGGAAGGACACCTGGGGAGGGGTAAGGCATTGATTGGGCGGACGGTCGACCACCAGAAAACTCGGCCAAGAACCTTCATTTGCTGCTCCATGAATTGCTCGAAGGTGTACGACTCGTCCGGGTGCTCTTCCCGGTTGTAACTGATGAGCTTGATCCCGCCTTCGGCTAGCTTCTCTAGGAACTTGATCCGTAAGGTTCCGTCCTGCTCGATGGCGTAGAGATGCTCGGGAATGATTTTTGTCATCCCCCGATCTACCCCTACGGTTGCGCCATGCAGAATAAGTGGTTCTTGGCTTCGGCCCGTCACCGTTGCGCAGATGGCATTGGATGGATGGACGCCACACTGGCGCAAGGTTGAAAGCGAGAACCGGAGCACGCGCCCGTATTCTGCTTGTACAGCGGTGCGCCCGCTTCCTGCAGATATCTCCATTTGTTTGAAGAGGGGGATCTCCACCTCGTCATCTTCAAGCGGGGTGGAGCTGTCCCATGCAGCCATAGGGTGGAGGTCAAGAGGAGGCTTGGCTCTGCGGATTTGGGTCACTTTCGCTGGCATTTCGCCATGCTCAAGCCAGGCCAGAGAAAGATTCAGTCCTCTGGCAATCGCTCCGGTTTTTCGGCTCTCTCGAGTTTGACCGTCCAGGATCTTGAAGATAGTCGTTTGAGAGCAGCCAGACGCCTTGGCCACGTCGGTCTGGCTCATGTTGAGCTGGTCCATAGCGTACTGCAGGCGCTCGGCTAGGGTCGGAAGTAGTTCGGCAGGTAAGTATCTCATTCCTTGATTTTACGACCTTGGTTATAAAAATTCCTAAACCATTGGGTATTGACCAACCTATTACATAGGTTGTAGATTGGTGGCTCAGATGGATAGTAAAGAGAAACATCACCATGAACGCTTCAGAAGCCGACAGCTCAAGGACGGCGCTCGAGAAAGTTATCGGGATTTGTGGAAACAACCAGTCGGAACTGGCTCGCCGCTGCAGTGTAAAGCAGCCCCATGTATGGAAATGGCTTAAGGCGGGGCGCGTACCGGTAGAGCGTGTACATGCGGTTTCGCGGGCATCGGGAGGTGTAGTTCTGCCGCATGAGTTGAGGCCTGATCTCCCCGAGATTTTCCCTGTCCCGTCGGAAGTAGTTTAGAAAAAAGGCGACCCGAAGGTCGCCTCGTTTCCCCCAGTAGCACCACCACAGTGCTACCGGGCCGCATTCGAGGTAGATGGGCACACCACTGCAACCACTTACCTCTACTGCGGAGTCCCAGGCATGAATGCCTGGGTGCCGCCTTCTCCACCACAGAGCGGGCGGCGGGTGCCGGTCGAGTCCAATGGACTGTTCCGGCAGTGACTCTCTCAAGCCACGCGGCGAGTGTAACACCACCGCTCGTCGCAGGCACTGGCAGCCTTTAGGGCGTACTGCCAGGTGCCTGAAGGGGGCGAGTGATCGCCCCCATCACTTGGCAGTAGCACCATATGCTGCCGGGTTGCGTGAAAGGTAGACGGGCACACCACATAGGTCCGCTTACCAGGATCGCACCGCCCAGGCAGGGAGCCTGGGTGCCGCCTCTTCATCACGGGAGGCAACTGTTTCGCCAGGGGCAGTCGACGGAACGACGCCCCGGCCAGAGGCCGTATCAGCCCTTCGCTGGCCGGCTAATTACTCTCTCACGCTATGCGGCGCTGCATCACCACGACACGCCGCAGGCACTGGCTACCGACAAGGACAATGCCATGAGCCGAACCGCAATGAGCTGCATCGAGCGCGCCAAGCGCGAGGTGCTGCCGCTCGAACTCGCGCTGTACCATGCTGTACGTGACTACCCAGGCGGTGCTGCTGCCATCGCGGCCACCACTGGCCGCAACGCCACCACACTCCAGCACAAGCTGTCTCCCACCCATCCCACCCACATTGTCAATGTCCAGGAGTTCGGCGAGATCCTTGAGCTGACCAAAGATCCGCGGATCCTCGACTCGGTGCATGCTCTGGTCGGCGACACCATCTGGCAAGAGCTCTCCGGCGCCTACAGCCATGACGTTCCCGAAACACTGACCATGGGCCTTGCGGCGTTCTTCCGCCAGGTCGCCAGCCTGTCCGAAACCTGGGCGCGCAGCATCGGCGACGGCAAGGTCGACGATCAGGAGCTCGCGGAGATCCAGCAGCAAGTCTTCCGGGGCATCCAGGGCTTGCTCGGCATGTACCGCCGTGCCGAATACGTCAACCAGACCACTCGGGGGGCGCGTCGTGGCTGATATTGCTGATTTGGCGAATGATCGCGCCCAGTGGCACTTGGACTTGGCGCTGGCAGCCCGCAAGCCTGCCCCCGTGCGCGTCTCTCTTGAGGAGTGCGTGGATTGTGATGAGCCAATCTCTCAGGCACGTCGGGTAGCAGCCCCAGGCTGCATGCGTTGCACGGATTGCCAAGTCTTAAACGAGAAGCAAGGGGCTCGTCATGCTCGATAAAGTTCTCGACCAGTTGCACGACTACGGCCTGCAGCCTCATCAGCCTTTGATCTTCGGCAAGCTGACTCGCTGCCGCACCAAGGATGACAAGGGCAAGGAAAAGAACGGTTGGTATGTCCTGCATGAGCATCTGTCCGAGAAGGGGCAAACCCTGATCTTCGGCAGCTTTGGCGATTGGCGCCTGGGCGAAACGCAGAAGGTGAAAACTGACGGCCGAGGTCTGACCCCGGAAGAGCGTGAAGTGATGCGCGCCCGGCAGGCCGACGCCAAGCGACGTGCTGCAGAGATCGCCGCCAACTCAGCACGCCGTGCCGCGAAGCGGGCTGATGCTCTGTTTAAGCGCATGCCCGAGAAGGGGCGTAGTGCTTACCTTGATCGGAAGCAGGTGGTCGGTTTCGGCGTTCGTTATGCACCCAAGTCTGGCGCGGTGCTGGTCCCGATGCAGAATGCTCAGGACGCCATCGTCGGCCTGCAGGTGATTTTTCCGACTGTCCAGGAGGATACCGGGCGCGACAAGTCCTACTGGCCGCATGGCATGGCCAAGGAAGGTGCGTTCCACATGATCGGTGGTCACCCCGAACCAGGTGAGCCGGTGTTGGTGTGTGAGGGGTACGCCACCGGCGCTAGCCTGCACATGGCGACTTCCCAGGCGGTGGCCATCGCCTTCGACGCGGGCAATCTGATGGCGGTCGCCAAGCACATGCGCGAACGCTTCCCCGGTCGGTCCATCATCATCTGCCGCGATGACGACTGGAAAACCAAGCGACCGACAGGTGAGCCCTGGAATCCGGGTGAGGAAAAGGCCAACAACGCTGCAGTGGTGGTGGGTGGCCAGGTGGTCGGTCCAATCTTCTCCGTGGAGCGTGAGGTCAAGTGGACTGACTTCAACGACCTTCACTGTGCTGAAGGCCTCGAGGCCGTTCGCCGGCAAGTCACGGCGGTAATCAAGCCGCCGGCTACTGGCGGCTGGAAAGACATGCTGGCCAGGACTGAGAGCGGTGCCCTGATTGCTCATATGCAAAACGTGGAGCTGATCCTGGCCAATGATGAACGTTGGAGCGGGGTGATCGGCTACAACGCCTTCAGCTCGAAGATCATGCGCCTTCGTGCGGCGCCATATGGCGGTGTGCCGGGGGAATGGAGCGATATCGACGACATGCGCGTGATGAAGTGGCTGGCTCAGCAGGGCCTGCGCGTCAAGGCCTCGCATGTGGTCGAGGCGGTCAGTGTCGTGGCGCACGACAACGCCTTTCATCCGGTATGCACCTACCTGGCCAAGCTCGAATGGGATCGTGTGCCACGCCTGGAGCGTTGGCTGCATGAGATTTTCGGCGTCCCTCGGAATGAATACAGCGCCAAGGTCGGTAAGCGTTGGATGATTTCGGCAGTGGCGCGTGTCATGAAGCCCGGCTGCAAGGCGGACGCGGTAATGATTCTTGAGGGGGCTCAGGGCGCGGGTAAGTCGTCGGCCTTAGGCATCCTTGGGGGCGAGTGGTTCATGGATACGCCGTTCACTCTTGGGGACAAGGACGCGTTTCAGGCCATTCGAGGTAAGTGGATCGTTGAGCTGGGTGAGCTGGATAGCTTCAACAAGGCTGAGAGCACCAAGGCCAAGCAGTTCTTCTCGGCCTCCATCGACACCTACCGCGAAAGCTATGGACGAAGAACGAGCGACGTGCCACGTCAGTGTGTTTTCGCGGGCACCACCAACCAAGATGAATACCTCAAGGACGCCACCGGTAACCGGCGTTATTGGCCGGTCGCCTGCGTCAAGGTCGACCTGGAGGCGTTGCGCCGGGTCCGTGACCAGCTGTGGGCCGAGGCCATGTTCTGCTACCAGGCCGGTGACATCTGGTGGGTCACCCGCGAAGAGGAAGAACTGTTCACTACCGAGCAGGAAGAGCGCTTCGTGGTGGATGAATGGGAAGGACCGATCCTCAAATGGCTGGAGGAATCGCAGGCCGGGGAGACGGTCACCGGGAGCGAGGTGTTGGGGCAGGCGCTCAACTTGGACCCCGGCCATTGGGGCAAGCCCGAGCAGATGCGTGTGGGGTCGATCATGCACCGCCTGGGTTGGCGGCGTCGACGGCTCGCCGCGCTTCCGAAGAGTGGCAAGCGGCCCTGGGCGTACCAGAAGCCAGAGGGCTGGGGCCGCACCAGCGCCTTGGAGCAATCCTCACCGCCGAAGGAGGAGTGCTTTTGATTAAGCACATTGATGAGATGCTGAAGCTGTGGGCGCAAGAACTGCACACGCCGGATGTTTACGGGGGTGGTTCGGGTGGTGGTAGCATGCTCGGGCTGCTCATGGACTGCCGTGGTGATCTGATCCGAGGTACCAGAGGGAGTCGGGTACTGCTTGATGAGTCAGCGGACATCGAGATCATCGTGAACAAGCACCTGGAACCCCAGTTGTATGTCATTGTGAAAGAGCACTATTGCAACCAGGACAGCCTGCTCGAGCAGAAAATGGCGTATTGCAGGTGCAGTAGAAAGACGTACTATGAGCGCCTGCACCAGGCCCATGTGGCTATTCAAGGGTTGTTGAAAGGGAAGAAGGCTGCATGATCCGCCATCTTTGGTCCTACTGTCCCGCTGCGGTCCTGCCGTGTTTTTCGGAAGTCAGCCCAGCTCCAGCCCGCGCAGTTCGCGGGCTGTCCCACCGTCCCACCGCTCACACGAAGGCGCGCACATAGGGCGCATGCAACGCGTTACACGCGCGTTGCGCGCAGCGTGCTTTTAATCTCTCTCTTTACACGGGAAAGGGTTAATAACAGTTAGACAGTGGGACAGGCCTTGGTTTTCGGGGGGGTCACAAGTCCCACTATCGACGCCCCCTTTGGGACCAATGGGGCAGCGCCAAAGTAAAGCTAAGCCGGGAAGGTGTATTCCCCCGAGATTCGCCAGACATTCCCAAGACGTTTACCCCTTATTGCCTGGTGGCATTAAAACTCGCTTGCTGCCAGGAAACTCGACCGGCAAAATGTACCCATCTTCGAGACGTGCGGGCGCACAAAGCGGCCTGCCAAACACTGAAAACCCCGGCCCTGGCGCCGGGGTTTTTGCATTTGGGGGATTCGATGAACAGCGAGCAACAAGCGTTGGCCGAGGCGCCAATCTGGATGGTGGTTGTGCTGTCGCTGGTCGGCGGTGTGTCTGGCGAGATGTGGCGGGCCGACAAGGCCGGCGTCAGTGGCTGGTCGCTAGTGCGCCGGATTGCTCTACGTTCTGGGGCATGCGTCGTGTGTGGCCTGTCGACCATCATGTTGTTCTACTCGGCGGGCATGTCGATCTGGACGGCAGGCGGGATAGGGTGCTTGACCGCCATGGCGGGTGCCGATGTAGCTATTGGACTGTACGAGCGCTGGGCTGCCAAGCGCCTGGGTGTATGTGATGTGCCGCCCCGCAGCGGCGAACCAGGTCAGTGACCCGACCGGCAGCCCCGATGGGGCCGGGGACCCTGGCGATATGGCCAGGGTACGGGGCAGGAAACCCGCGGTTCTTCGTTAGCGGACAGTTCACCAGCTTAGTGAACTGCAGTGAACTGGTTAACCCCCTGAATTCATTGGGTAAACTGGACGTTTTGCAATGACATACCTGACGAAATCGGAGTTCGCCTCCCGACGCGGATGGTCGAAATCCTACGTTTCCAAGCTGGCCAACCAGGACCGCCTGGTGCTCACTGCTGATGGCAAGGTCGATGTCGCAGCCACCGAGACGCTGTTGGCTGAATCGGCCGACCCAAGCAAGGCCGCCGTCGCGGCCCGGCATGAAGACAACCGGGTCGAGCGTGATGTGCGTACCCACCTCCAACCAGGCGGCAACACACCTGCGGTGCAGCCACCGGTTCCGCAGCCTGGCAAGGGCCCAGACTTCCAGAAGGCGAGGGCGCATCGCGAGTATTACCTGGCGCAGCTCGCCGAGGCTGAATTCAACAAGGTCCAAGGCAACCTGGTCGAGCGCAAGGCGGTGGAGGATGCCGCCTTCGCTGCTGGCCGTACGCTTCGGGACCTGGTGTTCGGTCTTGCTCCACAGCTCGCAGCCGAGCTGACGGGCATGAGCGATTCTTGGGAAATCGAAAAACACCTCGCGGGTGCGTTTCGCCAGGTCTTCGACGACGCGGCGAAGATGAGCAGCGCCGATCTCAAACAAGCCATGACACAGAGCTAAGCCTATGCCCACCGGATACGCGGACGGTGCAAAGGTGTACCGCGAAGCGTATGGCCGGGGGCTTCAGCCCGACCCTGAATTGTGGGTGGACGAATGGGCTGACGAGTACATGCGGATTCCGCGTGATACCGGTGCAGCCGAGCCCGGCAAATACCGCACGGCGCGGACGCCGTATGCCCGTGAACCCATGCGCTGCCTCTCACCAGCGCACCCCTGCAAGCGCGTCATCACCATGGTCGCCTCGCAGCTCATGAAAACGCAGATCGCCCTAAACTGGATAGGCGCGCTGATCCACATGTCGCCGTCCAACATCCTGACCTTGCTGCCGAGCCTGGCCTTGGCCAAGCGGGTTTCAGCGAGGATCGGTAAGACCATCGCCGCGACCCCCGAGCTGAGAGCACGCGTGGCTGCTTCCCGATCACGGGATGCACGCAACACCATGGATACCAAGGAGTTCGAGGGCGGCACGCTTTACGCGACCACAGCTGGCTCGGCCTCCAACCTGGCCGAGCTCGCAGCGAAATACATCTACGGCGACGAGATTGACCGCTGGGACGTGGATGTCGATGAAGAGGGTGACCCCATCGAGCTGGCGGAGACACGAGGCAGTACCTTTGGGCGCAACGCGAAGTTTTACTTTTCCAGCTCGCCGACCATCAAGGGGGCCTCACGCATCGCTGATCTGTTTGAGGCCAGCGACCAGCGGCACTACTACGTGCCATGTCCAACCTGCGGTCATATGCAGGTGCTGGAGTGGGAGAGTTTGCTGTACTCCGCTGACTTCCAGACAGTCCATTACAAGTGCTCTTCACCCGATTGCGATGTGCTGATCGAGGAGCATCAAAAGGGTGAGATGCTCACCAAAGGGGAATGGCGCTCGCACGCCCGGGGCGATGGGGAGACGGTTGGTTTCCACCTCAACGCTCTGTATGCCCCGCTTGGTTGGACATCATGGGCTGATCTGGCCAAGCAATACGAGAAGGCCAAGCGCGCTCAGGATCGTGGCGACCTTGAGCCCATGCAGGTGTTTTACAACACCCGGTTGGCGAAGGTATGGGACAGCGCAGTAGAGCAGACCAAGGCCGAGGTTCTGCAGGCGCGAGCTCTGCAAGAAAACTATGTTCTCGGCACCCTCACCGTTGGCGTTCTGGTGTTGACCTGTTCTGTCGACGTCCAGGCCAATCGCTTGGAGGTGATGGTGATCGGCTGGGGCGTCGGCATGGAGCGCTGGGTTGTTGACTTCCAGGTGATCCCTGGGGACCCAGCAGACCAACGGACATGGGATCTGCTTGATGGACTGCTGAAGGCCCGATACCGCCATCCCTGCGGTGTTGCCTTGGGTATCTTGGCCACAGGCATCGACTCCGGTGGTCATCACACCCATGAGGTCTATCAGTTCTGCCGCGTGCGCCGTTGGCGTAACGTCTTTGCGTTGAAGGGGGCGAGCAAGCCGGGCAAGCCAGTAATCGCCCAACGGCCCTCTCTGGTGGATGTCACCTGGAAGGGCCAGACCGAACGTAACGGTGCCGAGCTGTGGATGATCGGTACCGACACCGCCAAAGACTGGATCTACAACCGCTACGGATTTGAGTCGGGACCGGGCGCGGTGCACTTCGCCAAGGACCTTCCCGACGAGTTCTTCCAGCAGTGCGTGGCAGAACGCAAGATCGCCCGCTATGTGAAGGGCTACAAGCGGATCGAGTGGGTCAAGGGCAAGGCCGACCGCAACGAGGCGCTGGACCTTCAGGTGTACAACCTGGCCATGGCGTATTACCTCGGCCTGCATCGCTACGGCGAACAGGACTGGGACAAGCTGCGCCAGGCGATGGCCCAGGCCAGTCTCTTTGATGAGCCATCACCTGCGAATCAACCTGTCATCGAGCACGGACGCGATGAGGATGATGACCCCGACGAAGAGCCAGTATCTGCGTCACCGCCCCCAGCTCGGCCTGGTCCACGGGCAACTCCACCGCCGCCTCGCCCGGCACCTCAACCAATGCAACGCCGCAGCTCAAGTAGCGGCTATCTGAAGAGACGCTGACATGGCATACACCCAGGCACACCTCGCGGCTGTCGAGCGTGCGATTGCGCGTGGCGAACGGGTTGTTCGCTACAGCGACCGCACTGTCGAATATCGGACGGTAGACGAACTGATCAAGGCTCGCGATCTGATCCGTACTGAGCTGGCCCAGTCGGCCGGCCCGCGCTCCCGCATAGTTCGCCTCCACCATGGAGGTAAGGGCCTGTGAGCGGCCGCTACATTTCCACGCGCTCGGGGCTTCTTGTGCCTGAGCGGATCAAGGCCAGCTATGAAGGTGCCGCCGAGGGGCGGCGTTCCTCTGGCTGGGATGCGCCAGATACTGGCCCCAACAGCCTGATCATGCCGGCCCTTCGCAATCTGCGGTCACGTTCACGGGCTGCAGTACGCAACGATCCGTATGCGGCCAACGTCATTGATAAACGGGTCAGCAACCTGATCGGTACCGGCATCACGCCGCAGCCAAGGTTGCTGGACAAGGCCCTACGCAAGGCCATGCAGGAACTGTGGGAGGACTGGGTGGACGAGTCGGACGCCGACGAACGCACCGACTTCTATGGCCAGCAGGCCTTGGTGGCGCGCACGGTTGAGCAGTCCGGTGAATGTTTCGTGCGCTTGCGCCCACGCCGGCTGGAGGATGGCCTGGCGGTGCCGCTGCAGGTGCAGTGCCTCGCGCCGGAATTCGTGCCGCACGACAAGTTCGAAGTGACACGCTCCGGCAACACCATCCGGGCCGGTATCGAGTTTAATGGCATTGGCCGCAGGGTCGCCTATTGGTGCTACCGCAACCATCCCAGCGACAAGGCATCGCTCAACGCCGGTTACAACCCGCTTGTACGGGTGCCGGCCGATCAGATGCTGCACATCTTCGAGCCCCTAGAGCCCGGCCAGTTGCGTGGAGTACCCAGGTTGGCGCCGATCTTGAAACGCCTGCGCAGCCTGGACAACTACGACGATGCGGTGCTCTTCCGGCAGGAAGTGGCCAACCTTTTCGCCGGCTTCGTTCGCAAGCCGGCGCCCGAGGGGCTCAGTGGTCCACCAATGGACATGCTCACTGGTGCGCCGGTTGTTCACGACCGCGATGCCTTCACCCCCATGGTAGCCCTGGAACCCGGCACGATGCAGGAGCTGGGGCCGGGCGAGCAGGTCGAGTTCTCTGACCCTCCCGACGGCGGCAACAACTACCCCGACTTCATGCGGCAGCAGCTGATGGCCGCCGCCGCTGGTGCGGGTCTGCCCTACGAGTTGATGACCGGCGACATGCGCGGGGTTAACGATCGTGTCATCCGGGTGGTGCTGAACGAGTTTCGCCGCCGCCTGGAGCAGCTGCAGTTCTCGGTTTATGTCCACCAGCTGTGTCGCCCGGTGCGGGCGGCCTGGATGGACATGGCGGTACTGGCCGGGGCGCTCGACCTGGTGGACTACACCCTGAACCGTCGCACGTATCAGCGTACGCGGTGGGTACCACAGGGGTGGGCGTACATCCAGCCAGTGCAGGACGTACAGGCGCGCATGCTCGAGGTCGCGGCGGGCTTTACCTCTCGCAGCGAGATGTGCCTTCGCTCAGGTACCGATGCAGAGATCGTGGATGAAGAGAACGCCACTGACATCGCCCGGGCGCATGCCCTGGGCCTCAAATACAACGGCTTGTCGGCTATCGATGACGAGTCGGATGACTCCGACGAGAAGGGGAAAACATGAAACCGTTGATGCCGTTCCGCATCCTCAACAAGACGAAGGCCCTCCCGCAAGTCGAGGATGGGCATTGGTATTCGATCACTGCTGCAGCGGAGGAGGATGATGCCGACTCGAAGGTGATCGAGGTCTATGTCTACGGCGAGATTGGCGGCTGGGGCATCACCGCCAACCAGTTCATCCAGGATCTCAAGGCAGTGGACGACGGTGTGTCACCGGTTGTTGTGGCCTTCAACACCAATGGCGGCGACTTGTTCGAGGGGCTCGCCATTCATAACGCGCTGAGCCGCTTGGGTGAGCGTTGTACGGGCCGGGTCGATGCTTTGGCCGCCAGTGCAGGCAGCGTGGCGGTTTGCGGTGCTCACCGCGTGGTCATGGCCTCGAATGCCATGCTGATGATCCATAACCCTTATACCTGGGCTGGTGGTGATGCGGACGAGTTGCGTCGGGTGGCTGATGTGCTCGACCAGGCATTCGAGGTGATCATTGCAGCCTACAAGGCCAAGGCACCGGACATCAATGAGGATGAGCTGCGGCGTTTGGTCAACGCCGAAACCTGGCTGACGGCCTCCGAGGCACTGGCGTTGGGGCTGGCCGATGAAGTCGGCGATGGTGTCAAGGTACAGGCTTGCCTTGGGCAGGGCGCTGCCATGGCACGCTACCGGAACACCCCGCAGGCGCTGCTGGATCAGCTCAAAGCAAGCAAGGATGAGCCGACCGAGCCCGTTGTAAATGAGCCCGAAAACGAGCCAGATGCACCGCAGCCGGCTGCCAGTGATTCGACAGCCTTAGCCTTGCTGATCACCCAGGCCTGTGCCAAGGCTGGTATCAGCAACCTAGTCGAGCCGCTGATCGCCTCGACCAAGCTCGCGGACGAAGCCACTGTGCAGGCAGCCCTTTCCCGCGCCAAGGCCGTGCGTGATCTTTGTGTCGCAGCCCGCTTGCCCGAGATGACCGGTGAGTACGTCCAGGCCGGCCTGGACACGAGCGCAGTACGGGCGCGTCTGTTCGACAAGCTGGTCGGCAGCGGCAAGGGCTTCGAGATCGACAACAGCCTGCCTCCAGCAGATGACCTGCCGAAGAAGGTCCAGGCGAAAGCACCCAACCCCAGCAGCATCTGGGCTGCCCGTCGGCAGGCCACACAACCCCGTCCCGGCCAAGGAGCCTGAACATGAGCAAAACCTACGTTGAGCCGGTACATGCCGGCGAATTCCTGCTGTCCGAGGGCGCCGGCAAGATCTCCCGCGAAGTGATCGAGCTGGCCCCAGGTGAGGCCCTGGTAGCCGGCCAGGTGCTCGGCCAGCTCACGGCCAGCGGACAGTTTGCCCCGTACAGCCCCGAAGCCGAGGACGGCAGCGAAACGGCCAAGTGCATCCTGTTTGCTTCGGTTGCGTCCTCCGAGGTGGTGCGCCGGGGGCGTGCTGTCGTGCGCTTGGCTGAAGTGAGCGAAGCGCTGCTGAGCGGCCTCGATTCTGACGGCGAGAAGGCCCTGGCGGCCCAGTTCATCATCGTTCGCTGATAGCGAATCTACCTTGTTCCAGCCCCGCCCTGTGCGGGGCTTTGTATTTCTGGAGGGCCTTCATGGCTGCTATCGAGATTTTTGAAGACGACGCGTTCAGCGTCCCTGCGCTTACCGCTGCGATCAATGAACAACCCTTTGTGCCAGGCCGTCTGGCCGAGCTGGGGTTATTCGAGGAGGAGGGCGTTACCACTCTGACCGTCCAGGTCGAAAAGGACGGCGAGACCCTGGCCCTTGTGCCGGCGGGTGAGCGTGGTACTTCGGGCTTGGTGGTCAATGGCAGTAAGCGGATCTTGCTTCCATTCAACACCGTGCACCTCCCCGAACGTTTCGCCATCAAGGCAGATGAGATCCAGGGTATTCGTGCTTTCGGACAACAGACCGAGCTGCAGGCGGTTCAGGATGTCGTAAACAAGCGTCTGGCTAAGGCCCGTCGCCAGTTGGATGCAACCCATGAGTTTCATCGCATGGGCGCCCTGAACGGTTACGTGATGGATGCCGATGGGCGTACGGTGCTGCTCGATATCTATGATCGCTTTGGGCTTGATCCAATCGAGATTGAGATGGAACTGGCAAGCGCAGGCACCGATGTACGCGTGAAGTGCGTGGATGCACTGGATGCCCAAGAGGAAGCGCTTGGAGCCACTACCAGCAACGGTGCTCGTGCGTTCTGCGGCAAAAACTTCTGGCGAGCGCTTATCGCGCACCAGAGCGTAAAGAAGACCTATGAGGGTACACAGTACGCTGCTGCGCTCCGTGCCGATGGCCGCGAATCGTTCGAGTTCGGTGGGATCACTTGGGAACGGTACCGTGGCAAGGTCGCGGGTATCGCTTTCGTGCCTGACGACGAAGCGCGTCTGGTGCCGGAGGGCGTGCCAGGGCTGTGCATCACTCGTTTCGCTCCAGCTGATTATATGGACACGGTCAACACCGAGGGCCTGCCGTACTACAGCCAGCTGGAGATGATGCAGTTCAAGAAGGGGGTTGCTGGCGAAGCTCAGTCCAACCCTCTGCACCTAGTGACCCGCCCCCGCTCGATCATCCGGTTGAAGCGCTGACTATGCGCTTTCGAGAACTGATTGCCGACGTTGACGACACGGTTTTCGAGGCCTTGGGCGATACCGCTCAGATCGAGGGGCGTGAGGTGTTGGGCATGTTCTCGGCACCGTGGCTTCAGCCCAAGCTCGGCCAGATCCATACTGGCCTGCGTGAGCCGCACTTGGTCATCCGCGTTGGCGACAACGCGGGTGTCGACACACGGCAGAGCGTGATGGTCGATCTGCCGACTGAGGACGGTGGTGGCAATTACATCATCACGCGCATAGAGCCAGGCGGCGACGGCCTGGTAACGCTCGTTCTGAGGAAAACACCATGAGTGTCGGCAGCTATCACAAGTTGTCAGCCAGTGCAGGGTTGTTGACCCTGCAGATGAGCCCGGAAGACGTCAAAGGCTTCGAGGACTTTGCCAAGCTGGTACCCAAGGCCATGACTGCAGCTCAACGACGAGCGATTAACAAAACGCTTCGCTGGCTTCGCGGGCAGGTTGCTCGGGAGGTGGGGCGGCAAGAGCGAATCGCCATCGCTGCGGTGCGGCAGCGGCTTAAGGCCTTCCCGATGGGCAGCAACGGGCAAGGCAAGCTGTGGTTCGGTATCCGTCCAATCGAAGCCAGTCGCGCTGGTCGTCCTCGGCAAACCCGAACCGGTGTATCGGTGGCTGGGCGCCGGTACCAGGGGGCGTTCTATCGGCAGGTATACGGGGGCAAGCCGGATATCTGGATTCGCACAGCCAGCAAGCACTTCGATGCTGCCGACTACCCGGATAGCGACGTCTCTGGCGGTGGTGGTCGCCGGTCCGGCTGGGTTTCAGAGAACGACAGTCGCTTCCCACTGGCGAAGGCAAAAATCTCCCTCGATGACGTTCGACCTCACTTCGAAGCCTGGACTAACCGCGCTCACGAAAGGTTGAAGGTGGTCCTTGCACAAGAGCTGAACTTTGAACTGCAGAAGTATTTGCGGAGAACAGGCAATGGTTGATGACCCAATACCTCTCGCTGGGATCTACGCGGCGATTGAACAACACATCAGTGCTGCGATCCCCGGGCTCGCCTATGTCGGCACCATGCCGGATGGGATCGAGGTCGTGCCGATGCCAGCAGTAGTGCTGGAGTTGGCTGGCCTTGAGAGTGCGGACAAGGATCCTGGCACAGGTGAAACTGCCGTCGATGCTCGCTTCGAGGCGCGTGTGATTGTTGGCGTAGAGGTGCCCAATTGCCTGCATGTGGCCGCTTTCGCTGCGGCACAGCTGGCGGTCCTGCTACGGATGCAGTCCTGGGGCTTAGCCGTTGAGTTTGCCCAGTTCGTAAGGGCAGAGCGGGACTGGAGCCGGCCCGAGCTGGATAGCTACGCGGTCTGGGTGGTTGAGTGGACCCAGGTCGTCTATCTCGGAGAGGAAGAGTGGCCGTGGCCACGAGAGCCCGGCCCGCTGGTGGTCGCCTTCGATCCTGACAGTGGCCCAGGCAATGAGCATCACTACCAATCACCGGAGGCCCTGGTGTGAGTTACGTGAGCGCCGAGCACGACCGGATGCTGGCCGGCGTCGTGATCAAGGGTTATGTCGTGGCGGTCGACCTGGATGCTGGCAAGCTGCGCATGTCGGACGGTACCGGCTGGAGCAGCGCCTGGGTGCGTTGGCATTCGCTGGCTGCCGGTAAGGCGCGACACTGGCGTGCACCAAGTCTGGGGGAGCAGGGCGCGCTGATCAGTCCTAGCGGTGACCCCGCTCAGGGCACTTTCATCCCAGGCCTGTATGGCAACGCTGGCGAACGCCCAGACAACCGCGACCATGTCGAGGTGTGGCGCTTCGATGATGGCGGGTCCCTGGTCTACGACTGGGCGGACAATAGTTACACCATCAAGCTGCCCTCCGGCACGGTCAACATCGAGGTCGGCAGCAGCAAGGCGGTACTGACCAACGATGCGATCACCGCCAAGTCGACCGCGATCAGTGCCGAGGCCGAGAGCATCACGGCCAAGGCAACCATGATCACCCTGCAGGGCGCCGTGCAGATCGATGGGCCGTTACAAGTAACGGGCGACATCTTCGGCCTCGGGAAGATCATCGACACCGGCGGCAATACCGCCAACCACAAACACTGACAGCCCGCTCTCGCGGGCTTTGTCTTTTCTGGAGCATCACTTATGGCAGGCAAGAAAACCGCTGCGGATGACGCAGCAACGGATGCGGTCGAATCCTCAGTCGTACCTGTTTCGAGCTCTGGGGGCACTGTTTCGAAGGCTGCGCCGCTTGGCGTGACTTTCGCAGATAGCGACTACACCTCACGCTCACTGTTTCTGCAGGCCGGCGACGGTCTGCGCGAGTTTAAGGTGCTGGCCGGCCGCGTGACCGTCCAGGCCGACGACGACGAGGCGCTGGCGTTCCTGGGTGGGCACGCTGACCTGCAGCGTCTGGGCGGCTAACCGTGATTGGCATGGACCGGCGAACCGGCCAGCCACTCTCGGGCCTCGATCACCTGAAGCAGTCGATTGAGGACATTTTGACCACCCCCTTGGGTAGCCGGCGCATGCTGCCGGACTACGGCAGCAACTTGCGCCGCTTTGTCGACCTGCCGGTTAACGACGGATGGAAAAGCGCCGTGCAGGCCGAGGTGGCCCGCGCCTTGGGCCGCTGGGAGCCGCGTGTGCAGCTGGAGCGCGTCAAGGTGGTTTCCGTGCTCGATGGCCAGATTGGTCTGGAACTGACAGGCCAGTACCTGGGCACTTCGGCCGTCGTGGAGGTGAACGCATGATTGACCTGTCTTTGTTGCCCCCGCCCGATGTGGTGGAAACCCTGGACTTTGAAGCGCTGTATCAGGAGGTGCTAGGCATCTTCCGTGACCACATGGGCGATCAGTGGACGGCGTTGTTGGAGTCCGAGCCGGTCGTCAAGCTGATGGAGGTCATGGCTTACCGTGAGCTGCTAATGCGCGCACGGGTCAATGCAGCGGCCAAGGCCAGCTTGTTGGCCTATGCCAAGCGCGCCGACCTGGACAACCGCGCGGCCGACTACGGTGTGCAGCGGCTGACCATCCGCGCGGCTGATCCTGATGCGGTACCGCCAGTGGCGGCCGTGATGGAAGACGATGAGGCGCTGCGCTACCGCACGCGGCTGTCGCTGGAAGCACTGTCCGTTGCGGGCAGCCGTGGCGCGTATGAGTACCACGGCCTGACCGCCTCGGCCGAGCTGGCCAACGTCTCGGTCGACTCGCCCCGGTTTTCCGGGGTTGTGCTCGATGCCGCAGTTAGAGCGCTGTTACCGGATGGGGCCATTGTCGTGGTCTGTGACTACGACGCCGGGCTGGATAAGCCACTGCCCGGCGACGTGTCGCTCGCTATCCTGCCCAGGCTGGACAGCACCACGGTGCCGGCGCAGTTGGTGGCCACGGTGCAGGCGGCGCTGTCGGCGGAAAGCGTGCGGCCGGTCACCGATCGACCGCGCGTGCAGGCGGGTACGCCGACTGATTTCAAGGTACAAGCCGTCCTGCACGTTGAGGCCGGGCCAGATCCGGCGGTGGTCAAAGCGACAGCCCTTAAAGGCCTCGACACGGCCATTGCCGAGGCGCGGAAGCTGGAAGGGCAGCTGCCGCTGTCAGCGATCTACGCGGCGTTACACGTAACGGGCATTAGCCAGGTCGACCTGGTGTACCCAGCGGAAGGCATCGCGTGTGACAAGCGGCATTACCCCAACTGCACGTCAATCACGCTGACCACGAAGGTGGCGACGTGAGCCTGCTGCCGCATAACGCCACGTTGCTGGAGCGCTCGCTGGAGGCGGCCAGCGAGCAGGGCATTGACCCGGAAATCATCCGGGGCATTGCCGACTCGACGCGCTGCCCGCCGGATTTCCTGCCGTGGCTCGGCTGGGCCTGGAAGGTCGAGGGCTGGGAGGCAGCCAACACCAATGCCCAGCGCCGGGAGCTGGTCCGCGAGGCGATTCCGGTTCACAAGACCAAGGGCACCGTCGGCGCGATCCGGCGGGTACTCAAGGCGGTGCGGGTCAATGCGGATTTCAAGGAATGGCACCAGATCCCCAACGCGGCCCCGTACACGTTCCAGGTCACGGCCTGGGCGAACGAGAACCGCGAGGGGGAGGGCTCGATTATCTCGCCGCAGTTGGGGGAGCGCATACGCGCACTGGTCGACGCGGCGAAGAACGAGCGCAGCCACTACGATTTTCGCCTTGGGGCGCGTTTCGATGGCGGCTTTCAGCTGGCCAACGCTTCGCGCTCGCGCCTGCTGCAGCGGCTTACCGTCGATGCCAAGGCGGTGCCTATTGCCCCTGCCGTGCAGGGGCTGCAGTGGGCCAACGAGACCAAAGCGCTCTGTGTGGTTCGACAGGTGGTCGGCCTGCAGAGCGATCCTATTAACGCCGAGGGAGGGGTGCAGGTCGCTAGCGTGACCCGTGTCCTTGTCGTCGTGCGCGGCACGATGGAGGCCGTTCTATGAGTACACCGCTTCAACCCGTGATTACAAAGGCTGGCTTGGCAGCAATTTTCACGGCCGACAATACGGGGCTGTCCGCCAAGATTGGCAGCATCGTCTTGGGGACCTCGGGTTACACCCCGGACGCGGACCAGAAAAGCCTGGTCAATCAGGTGGCCGAATATCCCATTGCCGGCGGCGAGCGCCTGAGCAGCACCCTGTTGCACGTTACCGCATTGGCGGATGACGACAGGGGGTTCTGGGTGCGGGAAATCGGCTTCAAGCTGACCAATGGCACTCTGTTGGCCGTCTGGTCGCACCCCACCGAGGCATTGACCTACAAGGCGGCCAATTCAGACATCCTGCTGGCTTATGACTTGTCGCTGACGGCGCTGCCGGCCAATAGCGTCACCATCGAGAGTAAAGAGGCAGGGTTGAGCCTGAGTCTCGCAGCGCCGCTAGCTGCCCAAGCAGCGGCGCACATCGCCGAGATGCTGCGCGGTCTGCAGCGGCAGGATCAGCTGGCGGAGCAGGCCGAACAACAGCGCATCGCTGGGGAGTACCTAGCCAACCTCATGGCGCGAATGAAGGCTGTCGAGCAACGTCAGGCAGCCGATTACGAGGGGCTGGTGTCAGCCATCGCTGCTAATGCAAGCGGCGTTATCAGCTTGCAACTTCTATCCATCAAAACTGCCCTTGGGGGTTAACCATCAATGAGTCTCGAATCAAATATTGGCGATCTGGTAACCGCCACCAACGCCTTGCTGGCTGCAGTCAATAGCAAGATGGCTGATATCAACGGAGCCGTGGCCAAGGCGATTGCCGCAGTGCCAGCGAACAAGCGCACCTGGTACATCAACCAGCAAACCGGCCTGGACACCAATGATGGCTCGGCGGCTGCGCCGCTCAAGACGCTGTCGCAAGCCATTTCCAACACGCCGCACGGGGGCTACGTCCTGGCGCTGCTGCAAGCCGACTACACCATGACGGCCGACATTCGTCTGGAAGGTAGAAACCTTGAGTTTCGTACCGACACCCTGGGCACGAAGCGCTCGCTACGTTTGGCCTATGTGCCGACTGCTCCAGAAGGCACGGCCAGCTATTTGACTGGGCTGATCTGTTCCTTGGGCGGCTTGTTCGCCTTGCGCGATGTAAAGCTGGTGTTTCCGACTGCGAACGGTGTAGTGCCGGTACCGTCTGGCTTTACGAACTCATTCTTCAAGGGTGACGGTGCCGGCGGCTCGCCGGTCGTGGGCATGAAAATGACCTCTGTAGACGTTGAGGAGGCGGCCGGCGCTACGGGTTGCCTGTGCGGCCAAGGTACCGCCGCTTTGGCGCTTGAGGTCAGTGCAACTACCTTCCCGACAGGCTTTGCCGGGCGGTATGTGTACGGAGTTGCAGCCGGCACCGCCCCCAATACCCTGCCTAATCTGCTGACCAACATCCCGTCTCTGTGAGGCCACTATGCAAACCCAAAACCTGACTATCGAATACGGTGGCCGTCTCTTGGCCGGCTTCGCCTTCTCCGAGCTGCCGTTGGATGCAGCCCTGCTGGTGGCCTGCCAGCAAATCGACCAGTCTGCCGACCTGGCCCGCCGGCTGGTGCTTGGCGATACCTTGCGGGCTCTTGAATATCAAACGGCTGCGCAGGAGGCGGCCGAGTTTGCACTGGGCAATTACGAAGGTGTTGTACCGCCAACCGTACAGGCCTGGATGGATGCTGCCGACTTGGAGGCCAAGCCGGCGGCCGACAGCATCCTGGTAGAGGCTGCAGCTTGGAAAGGGGCGATGTACCAGATCCGTGCCAAGCGTCTAAAAGGCAAACAGGATGTGCTCAAGGCCACCAGCCATGGAGCGGTCGAAGCTATTGCTGACGACGCCATTGCCGCTATCCATGCCTGCGTACAGGGCGTTGGCAACGCCGCCTGACTTGATCGTCACCCCGTAAACCCCAAGGGCCGCTAAGCGGCTTTTTTTGTGCCTGGAGGGCACGCATGAATCGAACCCACTTCGAGCACGTCCTGGCGGCGTTGCTGATCATGGTCGCCCTGTGGAGTGTCTTGGCCTGGCTGGGCGTCCCCGCTGGCCACTGGGCCGGTGCCGCTGCCGGCATCTTCTTTTTCGCCGGGCGCGAGTACACCCAGGGCGAGCGCAACCTGGCGCACGTCGAGGCGGTGCACCTGGCCAATCTGCGCTGGTACGACGGCCTGCGCATCTGGCGATGGACCGTAGACGGCCGCCTCGACTTCTTCTGCCCGCTGGTGGCCTGCCTGATCGTGGCGCTGCTGGTCGAGGTGCTGCAGATCCTGCAGCGCTGACAGTTTTCCTTTCTCCCAACCTCGGGCCGCGCATGACGCGGCCTTGTGCTTTTTGGAGTTTCAAATGTCTGGATTCTTTCACGGCGTTACCGTAACGAACGTCGACACCGGGGCGCGCAATGTCGCGTTGCCGTCGTCCTCGATCATTGGCCTGGTTGACACCTTCACCGAGGGCGCCGGTGCCACGGCGAAAATCGGCGACCTGGTGCTGATCACCAACGAGCGCGAGGCGGTCGCCGCGTTCGGCGCGGCTTCGGCCGTTACCAAGGCCTGCCAGGCCATCTATGCCCGTTCCAAGGCGGTCATTGTCGCCACTGGCGTGGCCAAGGGCGCGGATGCAGCGGCGCAGACCACGGCAATCATTGGTGGCGTGCAGGCGAACGGTAAGCGTACCGGCCTGCAGGCACTGCTGGATGGCAAGAGCCGTTTCAACGCACAGCCGCGACTGATCATCGCGCCCAAACACAGCGCGACCCAGGCGGTGGCCACCGCCATGCAGTCGATTGCGGAAAAGCTGCGCGCGGTCGCGATCATCGACGGCCCCGGCACTACCGACGAAGCGGCCACCACCTACGCCAAGCTGTTCGGCTCCAAGCGCCTGTACATGGTCGATCCGGGGGTGCAGCTGTGGGACACCGCCACCAGCGCAACCATCGACGCGCCGGCCTCGGCCTGGGCTGCAGGCGTGTTTGCCTACACCGACAGCGAATACGGCTTCTGGGCCTCCCCATCGAACAAGGAGTTTGTCGGCATCACCGGCACTACCCGCGCTATCGAGTACCTGGATGGTGACGAGACGTGCCGTGCCAACCTGCTCAACAACGCCAATATCGCGACCGTCATCCGTGACGACGGTTTCCGCCTGTGGGGCAACCGTACGCTGTCGAGCGATCCGAAATGGGCCTTCGTCACCCGCGTGCGGACCATGGACATGGTCATGGACGCGATCCTGTACGGCCACAAGTGGGCGGTCGACCGCTCGATTACCTCGACCTACATCCGCGATGTGACCGAGGGCCTGCAGGCCTTCATGCGCGACCTGAAAGCCCAGGGCGCAATCATCAATTTTGAGGTCTACGCCGACCCGGTGCTCAACACGGCCAGCCAGCTGGAGCAGGGCAAGGTGTATTGGAACATCCGTTTCACCGACGTTCCGCCGGCAGAAAACCCGAATTTCCGCGTTGACATCACCAATCAATTCTTGACCGAAGTCCTCGACCAAGTCGCGTAAGGAGCGCATCACATGGCAATGATTCCCGAAATTCTGGCCAACATGAACCTGTTTGTGGACGGTGTCAGCTTCCAGGGCGATGTGCCCAGCCTGACCTTGCCCAAGCTCACGCTGAAGATGGAAGATCACCGCCCTGGTGGCATGGACATGCCTATCGAGATGGACGTGGGCATGGAGAAGATGGAGTCCAACTTCACCACCACCGGCGTGCGTAAAGAGTCGCTGAAGTTCTACGGGCTGGCTGATGGCAACGCGTTCAACGGCACGTTCCGTGGCTCGTTCAAGGGCCAGAAGGGGGAAACCAAGGCGGTCATCGTCACCCAGCGCGGCACCCTGAAAGAGCTGGATATGGGTGACTGGAAGCCGGGCGACAAGGCCGAGCTCAAGCATGCTGTGGCTCTGACCTATTACAAGCTGGAGGTCGCGGGCGAAGTTATCTACGAGATCGACCCGGCCGGCATGAAGCGCGTCATCAATGGCGTCGACCAGTTGGCCAGCCAGCGCCGCGACCTCGGTCTGTAATCCCTCCTGCCTTTTCCGCATCCCTTTTCGTATCAAGGACCCAACTCCATGGCCAAGCCACTGCCGAAATTCATCAAACTGGAAGCCGACCGCGTCACCGTAACGCTGACCAGCCCGGCCCAGCTCAACGGCGTTCAGCAAGACACCATCACTCTGCGGGCGCCAACTGTACGCGATATCCGTAATTCGACCCAGACCTCGGACGGTGACGACGAGCAGCGCGAGTTGAACCTGTTCGCCTCCTTGGCCGACGTTCACGTCAAGGACCTGGAAGGCCTCACCTACAAGGACTACAACCGCCTGGCGACCGGTTACAACTTTTTGGTGCGAGACGACGAGCTTTAATCCCGCCACACAGAAGCAAGCAGCCAAGCGGCTTGCGGCTGAGTTGAATTTCTCCGCCGCAGAGATCCTGACCATGTCCTACGCGGACATGGTCTGGTGGCTCACGGATTGAGCTTGCACAGGGGGCACCGATGGCAAGCAGGCTAGCGTTATCGCTGGTGATCGGGGGGGCTGTTGCCTCATCGGTAGGCGCAGCGTTCAAGACGGTCGAGAACGGCATCCAGAAGCTGGAAGCCAAAGGCAACAGGGCCAAGGTGCTGAAGAGCACCATTGGCGAAACCATCAAGCTGCGCGAAGAGTGGAAGCGTGCGCACGACAGCGGTGCTGCGGGTGCTGACAAACTGCAGCGCAAGCTGGACAGCAATCTGGATACCTTGCGCAAGCAGGGCATCGAGGTTGGTCGCCTCAGTCGTGAATATCAGCGCCTGGGGCGTGAGGCGAAGAGCGCCGATCTGCAGCTAAAGGGGCACCAGCAGCTGCAGGCGGGCAAGGCTTCGATGAAGTCGAACATCGGCCAGGCCGTAGTTGTCACGGGCATGGCCGCAGTGCCGACGATGATCAGCGCGAATTATCAAGCGGTCATCCGTGATATTGCGATCAAGGCCGACATCGTCAACAAGCCGGAGGAGCGGCAGCTCACCCGGACGGTGATCAATACCGCCCAAGACACAGGCATGTCGCGCAACGATGTGGCTGACCTGGTCAACCAGCTGGTCGGCGCTGGCATGGAGCTGGACAAGGCGCTGTCGTATGCCCCGGTCGCGGCCAAGTTCGCGATTGGCCAGGGGGCTTCGGGTGTCGACACTGCATCGATGATCCAGGCGCTGCAGCAAAACGCCAAGATCAGCGACCCGAAAGTTATGCAGCAGGCGCTGGAGGCGATCGCCTACCAAGGCCAGGCGGGTAGCTTCGAGGCCAGCGACATGGCCAAGTGGTTCCCGCAGTTGCTCGCCGGCATGGAGAAAAACGGGATCACCGGGTTGGATGCGGTGACCTCGCTCGGCTCGATGCTGCAGGTGCAGATGAAGACCGCCGGCAGTTCGGACGAAGCGGCGAACAACTTTAAGAACTGGATGGAGAAGATCGGTTCTGGCGAGGTGGTCAAGGCCTATAAGGACGCTGGCATTGACTATCAATCCTCGCTGAATACCGGCCTGCAGAAGGGCATGAACGTCATTGAGGCGTCCATGGCCCTGGCCATGAAGTACGTCGAGGCGACCGATCCGGCGAAGGCCAAACAGATCGAGGCGGCGAAGGCCAAGATCGACAAGGAAGTCGACCCTGAGAAAGCCAAGGCCGCACTAGACGCGCTGGAAAAGACCCTGCGCACGGGCGATATCTTCGCCGACATGCAGGTCAAGGCGGCGTTGACTGCTTACGGGCAGAACAGAGGGTTGTATGAGGAACTCAAAGCCGACTCGCAAAAGGCTTCGGGCATCCTCGACAAGAACCTCGCCGAGCGCCGTGAAACATCGGCGCAGCAGTGGGCCGAGACGGTCCAGGCGGCAGACGACGCGATGCGCAGCATTGGCGACGCGATCCGCCCGGCTACTGACATGGCGTCGAAGGGCCTGACTGCCGTCGCTCGTGGCATTACCTCGCTGTCTGACAGCTTCCCGGCTGTTGTGGCAGGCATTACCGGTACCGTGGCGGCCATCCTCGCACTCAAGACTGCATCCAGTGCGTTCAAGATCGGACGTGGTGTGTTGAACATCGCGCGCGGTCGAGGCCTGGAGAGGATGGCCGGCCGGCCGGGCCGTAGCGATCGTACGCCTATTGAGCTGCCTAAGACGGGCAGCAAAGTGGTCGATACCGGCCTTGGCCTGCTGGGAAAGGTGTTTGGAGCCACGCCGAAGGATGCGGCGCCGGCAAACGACCCGCTAGCAGGCAGGGATGACACGCAGCGGGTGTTCGTGGTCAATGCCGATGCATTCAGCGGGATCGGCAGTAGCGTCACAAACAGCGCCCCTACCGCACCTGCCCGGGGTAGTCGTAGAAGCCGGCGCCGGGCTCGCAGACGAGAGGCAAGGCAAGCGTCCCCAGCACGGCCCGGGGTGAAGGTTGAGGCGCCCAAGTCGCCACTGATGAAGCCCGCTATTCCAGTTGCTGCGCCGAAGATGGTAGCCGGCGTTGAAGAGTTGGGCAGGGTTGCCCGCTCGGTACGGGGCGTTACGCGTCTTGCCAAGCGACTGCCTGGCGGGAATGTGATTGACGCCGGTGTTGCTGCGATTGATGTCGCGATGAACGCCAGCTCTCAAGACGAGAAGGCAGAGGGGTACGGTGGTGCAGCTGGCAGCCTTGCGGGAACGCTTGCCGGCGCGGCTGCTGGGGCGGCCATCGGTTCGGTGGTACCGGTCATAGGTACTGCAGTAGGCGGCGCAATCGGCGCTGTACTGGGTGGCATGGGTGGCGAGTCGCTCGGCGGGTGGCTGGGTAAGCGCTGGTTTGGCGATGAACAACCCGAGTCCGAGGCCACGGCGAAGCCGGAAAGTCCGCCGGCGCATGAGGAGGCGGTACAGGTAACCTTGGCACCGGCGCAGAAGGACAAGCCAGCTCCCAAGGTTGATAGCTCGGCCCCGTTGCCTGCAGCGCCGAAGGCTGCTCTTGTAGCGCCGGTAGTGATCGACAACCGTGAGCCTGTCACGCAGCCAATGCCGGCGGCGCCGGTACCGGTCCTGGCTGGCACGGTGCACAACGTAGCAGCCCCGATGCCGGCCAAGCCTGGGGTGTCGTATGACCCGCTAGACCTGACGTCCAAAGACCCGCACGTGGTGCCCACGCTGACGACCAACAAGGTGCGCTTCCTGCGGCCGCCGGCGCAGCCAGAGCCTCAACCTAAGGCCGCGCCGATCGAGCAGGAGCCGCCGCCGACGTTGGGCGACACGGTGCGAGCCGTGGCCATCTCGACTCCGACTGAGTCTGAGGTGTCGTACGACCCGCCGGACCCATCGACCCAAAAACCGTACGTGGTGCCCGCGCTGACGGCCAGCAAGGCGCGTTTCCCGGGTGCGGCACCGGTGTGGCCGCCGGTGCCGCCCGAGCCTCAACCCGAGGCGCTGCCGATCCTGCAGGAGCCACCGGCGAAGCTGGGCGACACGCTCCGCGCGGTGACCGGTTCGGCCCCGGCGCAACCTGAGCCAGTGTTCGAGCCTGATCCAGCGCCGGTGCTGCAGGAGCTTCCGAGGTTGGGCAAAACGGTGCGAGCTGTGCCCACCCCGGACCCTGCGGAGCCTGAAGCGTTCGACCCGGCATCCAAGGATCCGTACCTGGTACCGGCATTGACGGCAAACAAGTTGCGTGTTCCGGGTGCGCCGCCGGCGCAACCTGACCCTGTGCCTGAACCAGGGCTGCAGGAAGCGCCGAAGTTGGGCAACTCAGTGCGAGCCGTGGCTACACCAGCGCCGACTGCGCCTGCAGTGTCGTATGACGCGCGCGACCCCGAGTCCAAGGATCCCTACCTGTTGGCGGCGTTGACGGTCAACAAGGTGCGTTTCCCGGGGACCGGCCTGGTGCCACCGCAAGCCCAACCGCAACCGGCGCCGGTGAAGCTGGGCGAAACGGTGCGCGAGGTCCCGGCTAAATCAGCGCCGGTGCCTGTGGTGATCGATAGTCGCGAACGTAGGCCCGCCGCCGATGGCGCACCTCCGCCACCTGTCCCCCAGTTGGCAACGCTGCCGGCCGGTTTCGGGGATGTGGTGCGTGACATGGTGGCCAAGTCGGCACCGGTGCCACCTCGGGTGCTCGAACTGGCTCAGCCAGCCAAAGCGGCTGAGCCTGTGGTGGTATCGGCGCCGAAGGTGGATCAGGCGTTTTCGTTCTCGCCAACCATCAAGATTGACGTGCAGGGCGATGTGAAAGACCCGTCGCAGGTTGTCCGTGAAATCGAGACGCCTCTGCGACGGCTGTTTGAGGCGTGGCAGCGCGAAGCTACGGTGCGCATGGCTTCGGCTCAACTGTTCGATCAACCGCATGTTTAAGGAGGGCCTATGGCCTACATGGAGCAGCTGGAGTCTTCCCTGTCCGGGCTGGTTTCAGCGGGGGAGGCCGGGCGCAAGGGGGTGGATGGCATGCTGTCCCCACTCAATAGCGCTGTCGGCAGCATCACGGGGGCCGCCTCGGAGCTGGAAAACATCCCGTTCGTGGGGCCTGAGGCCGGTGCGAAGCTTGGCCGGATAGTGCGCAGTATCAACGTGGCACAGTCTCAGGTGGGGCAGGTGGCTTCGATGTATAGCCGAGGAGTCACCGGCGCTACTCAGGTGCAGGAGCGGCTCGGTACGTTCAAACAGATGGCGGCCAAGGTCACAGCCCAGGCCGGCCGCGTGGCGGGGCTAGTCAGCCCGTCACTGTCCAACGTGCTACCGACCGGCGGGCTGCTGGGTTCGGCCACTCCATTACCTGAGGCGGTCGCGCCTTACCCGCACTTGCTGATAATCCAGCCGCACGATCCGAAGAAACAGCCGTATTACTTCAACCTGGGCACCGCCGCCTTTGATGAGTTGCGGCGTCAGACGTCGTTCCGTTGGGCTGGCCAAGAGCGTCTGCGGCGGAGCGTCGCCCAGCAGGCAGTGGGCCTGGGCGAGGACAAGATAACCCTCAAGGGCGCGATCTTCCCCCACTACAAAGGTGGCATCAAGCAACTGGGTGTGCTGCGTAGCATCGGTCGCAACCTGCAAGCGCTGAAGTTGGTCACGGGGTACGGCGAGGTGCTGGGCGATTGGTGCCTGGTCAATATCGAAGAGGAGCAAAGCCACCTGCTGGCAGGTGGCATCCCTCGTAAACAGGGCTTCAACTTGGAATTTGTGAGCTATGGCAACGACCTGCAGAACGTCTGACGGAGATCTGCTCGATGTGATCTGTCAGCACCATTACGGAAATCTAAATGGCACGGTCGAGGCAGTGCTCGATGCCAACCCGGATTTAGCCAGGGAGGCACAGCCTTACCGCGCTGGCCTGCTGATAATGCTGCCCGATCTGTCGGCGCCGGCGGTCGAGCTACTACAGCTGTTCGACTGATCCCGCGCTATGCGTAACGAAGCCCCGCCCCGTGCGGGGCTTCCTGTTTCTGGAGTAAGCATGAAACCAACGTATCGAATCATCGCGGACCGCAAGGACATCACCGCGCTGATCAATGACCGCTTGCTGTTGCTGCGGATCTCGGACAAGCCTGGCATGGTGTCGGATGAGTTTGAGCTGCGCATTGACGATCGCGACCAGGTAGTTGCGCTGCCTGCCCGGGGTGGAGTGGTGGAGGTTCTGCTGGGCTACGAGGGGCAACCGCTAAAGCGAATGGGCGCCTACACGGTCGACGAAGTGCAGTTATCTGGTCCGCCTGATGAGTTGACCATTCGCGGCAAGGCCAGCGACATGCGTGGCAGCGGTAAGACCACCCGTAGCGGCAGCTGGGAGAATGTGCCGCTGTCCGAGATCGTCGCTGAAATTGCAAAGCGGAACGGGTGGGAAGTGGTCTGCCCGGTCACAACGAAGGTCGAACGGATCGATCAGCGCAACGAGTCGGACTTCAACTTCGTCACGCGCCTGGCGCGGCAGTACGACAGCACGGCCAAGGTTGCCCAGGGGAAGCTGCTGGTGATGCCCCGGCAGGGCGGGAAGAGCACCTCGGGCAAGTCACTGCAGGTCATCACCGTCAACAAAACGGACGTGTCCCGCTATCAGTTCCGGCTCAGCGACCGCAGCACGCAGAAAGCCGTGAAAACCCAGCACCAGGATCAGAAAACCGGCGCTTTGAAAGTGGTCCAGCTGGACAACGACGAATCACCGGACGGCCTGCCCCCGGTTCACACCGACCGCCATATCTACCCCAACGAGACTACTGCCACACAGGTCGCTAAGGCGCGGCTGGCCGCGTTCAACCGCAGCACCGCCGGCGTGCGCCTGGAGATGGCGGGCCGGCACGACCTGTTCGCGGAATGCACGGTGAATGCTCAAGGCTTCAAGGTGGGGCTCGATGGCGAGTACCTGGTGGAAAGCGTGGAGCAAGTGTTCACGGCCAGCGGGTGGACGACGGCCGTGGAATGTAACGGCGGCAAGAAGGGTAAGGCCAAGGCCTCGGGCAAGAAGAAAAAAGACGACAAGCCGCTCAAGGTTGAGCAGCTCTAACCCCCATGGCCGCACACGGCCATCACTGGAGAGACCAATGGCTATCTCAGTTCAACAGTTGCAACAGATCCTCCCCAACGCCGGTCGCAAAGCCGGCGTTTTTGTTCCCGGCCTCAACGCAACCATGGGCAAGTACTCGATCATCACCCCTCGGCGTATGGCTGCATTCCTAGCGCAAGTCGGCCATGAGTCTGGGCAGCTGCTGTATGTGCGCGAGCTCGGTAACGATGCCTACCTCGCCAAGTACGACACCGGACGACTGGCTGAGCGCCTAGGCAACACCCCGGCGGCTGATGGGGATGGCCAGCGGTACCGTGGCCGTGGACTTATCCAGATCACCGGCCGCGACAACTACGAGGCCTGCAGCGAAGCGCTGTTCGGTGACAGCCGCTTGCTCAACACCCCCGACCTGCTCGAGCAGCCCGTCTACGCCTCGCTGTCGGCCGGCTGGTACTGGCAGCGGGCGGGGCTCAATAGCCTCGCTGACAAGGTGCTGCAGGCCGATGACTCGGTGTTCGAGTTGATCACGCGCCGTATCAATGGTGGCCTGAACGGATTGAAGGATCGCCAGGCGCTCTACAAGCGTGCACTTGAGGTGCTGCAGTAATGCCGCTGAATTGGCGTATCGCACTCCTAGCCGTGGCGGTCGGGCTCTATGCCGGCGGGCGTGGGGCCTGGGTGTGGCAGGCCAGCGATTACGGAAAGCAGCTGGCTGAGCAGGCTGCAGACTATGTCCAGCAGTTGGCAGATAAGGATCGGGCTTACGGTCGGGAGCGTGAGGTGGCAGCAGCTGCCGCCCTGAAGCAGTTGGAAGAGCAGAAAAGTCAGCGGCAAGCCTTGGAGGATCGCCTGCAGGAACAGGGCAAAACACATTGGAAGGAGATGAACGATGCACAACAGACTCAAGCTCGCCTGCGTGACAGGCTGGCTACTGCTGATCTGCGGCTGTCAGTCCTTGTCGACGCCGGAGCCTTTGCCGCCCCGGGTTGTGACGGTGGGGTGCGAGAAGCCGCCGGCACCGGAGGCGTGGTTCATGGAGCCGTTCGCGCCCGACTTGACCCAGCGCATGCTCAACGAATTATCGGCATCACCGACACCGGTGATCGAGGACTTATCGCACTGAAGGCCTGCCAGGCCTACGTCCACGAAGTCCTACGCTGAGCCTCGCCAGAGCCCTGCCATTTAATGCCAGTACGGTTAGATGATGTGATAACGTTTGGCTATCATCGCGATATGGGAAGTCGGGGCTTCTGAGTATGGGCAAGGACTTTAAGGGAGCCGAGATTACTGACTCGGTACGAGTGGGCGGGGTTCTTAACGGCCGCACAATCACGTCAATGCAGGCTCCGTACTGGTTGAGTGAGGCGGACTTTATGCGCTTAAAGGGCGGGCCGCCTAAAACAGCAAGCATCGCTGGCGTGATAGCAGCTGCGATTTCAGGCTATGCAATTTCACTAGTTCCAAAACTTACTCCATACTTCTCTGGTCTACCAGTGCAAGTCACTTTTCCCGAAACTATCACTGTACTGATTGGCTGGGGAGTGGCCGGTTTTTTTTATGTTGTTGGGTTGGCTTTTCCTAATGAGCGGAGTGAAATAATGAAGAGGATCTCTGCGCATTTTGCAGGAGCCAAACCGTCTTTGAAAATTTTGGGAGATGATTAATGTACACGATTTATGATCTGCCCAAAAATTACAAGGCTTATGGCCAACTGGAAGTCTGCTCCAATACACTAAAAGGAGGAGGTGTGCTGGCTGTGGTAGGCGATGTGCCGCCCCTTTTATTTGGGCAGGGAGATCGACCGATGGTATGGCTTCAGGCCCCAACAGACTTCACAGGGAAAAACTTCATTACGTTGGTCGAAGCATCCGTCTCATCGCACCCATCTGTGAACGTGGTTGCTCTTGGACATGGGGTGAAGGTTCTTGTCGCGAACGATGAGATTTTATCTATTGTTCAGATGGATAATAACAAAGCGATAATAGACCATCTTGACCTAAGGCCGATAGGCTTCAATATTGTCGGTGATGAAGAAGGTTTGCAGATCGGTGGGGCGAGCTTTGCGACTAGTACGTTTAGCGGCATTGGCTCCTTGGTTTCGCTAACCATGACTCCTTGAATAAGGTACAGCGGGGAGTTGATAACGTGTGCCGTTCCCTGGCGGCTGACCGTGACGGTGGTCATGCGCTGAAGGTATGATGCTTTCGGTGGTGAGGTTTACAAATATAAGCTGAGGTGGATCTTGACTGGATTAGAGCAGGCATATCAAGAGCTTAGGGCGGTAGGTCGGGCCATTGAGAGAATGGAGGTGGCTCAATCTCTGGAGATTTATGAGGAAGATTGGAAGGTTGTTCTAGCCGGCTTGGAGAAGGCGTGGAATAAGGCTGAGCAACATTTCAAGACTTTGTCTCCAAAGTTTCAACCTTGGCATGGGAAATATCAGCGTGAACGAAAAAAGCTCATGTATCTCAGTTACTTGAAGCAGGCAAGGCATGCTGATGCTCACTCTATCCAACTGATGACATCCGTAATGCCTGGCTACGTTGGCTTGAGCGCTCCTAATGGTGGGTGTCTTCATATTAAGTCATTGAGGACTGATGGCAATGGAAGAATGATATACGAAGGATCACCGGCCATAATAGAAGAACGTAAACCTTTTCCCGTTGCAGTGAAGGTATTGAATCAAGGGGTTTGGTATGAGCCTCCAGCAACGTTTGAGGATCAGTTTGGAACTTACTCGTCGCCTGTGCATTTGGCAAAGGCGGGTCTAAAGTACTATATTGATTTCTTGGATGCTGCCAAGCAGGAGTTCGCATCCCTGGAATAGCAGGGTATTGCAGGTGTCAGTCTCTGGTGAAAATATGTAAAAAGCCGCCGTATCGTACAGTGCGGTGGCCATGCGTGAGCCCATATAAGAAGGCTATGAAGGGCTCTGTCGAGTAAGTCGCTGGCGGCCTAGTCTTGTCAATGCTAGCTCCTTTGCTGTCTCGGGATGGAAGTGGGGTGCGAGAGGCCGCCGGCACTGGAGGCGTGGTTCATGGTGCCGTACGCGCCCAACTTGACCGCGCGCATGCTCAACTAATTGTCGCCATCACCGATAGCGGCCATCAAGGACTGATCGCGCTGCAGGCGTCTCAGGCGTATGTGCGGGAAGTCGCAGGCAGTAGGAGTCAGACCGGGTGGGGCAGGCCCTCCCGATCTTTAAAGATTAGCTAACTTGAATATACTTTTGATGTGTTTAGTAATTTTTAATCCAATCCATGACTCTGTTGTAATCTGCAAGCTCCATATCCCAACTGCTAGACATTTGCTCTGTGACAAATTTCTCGGCGTCAAGCGTGAATGAAGAGGTTGTCGCGATTATAGTTTTGTTTGGGCCTTCTTTTTGGTTCTTTACACCGTTAAGGCTTCGTACTACATCTACTCCTATTTTATTCCCTTCCTTGTAGTGCTTGCACTCTATGAAGAACTTTGTTTTGATTCCCAGCTTATCTTCAGATATTGCAACGATATCCTTGCCCCCGTCTCTTGTTCTTTTGGTTAATTCAACCGTGAAGCCCCGTTTTTTGAAGACTTCAGCGATGATTTCTTCAAATTGCCGAGAGGTAATATCTCTGATTTGATCGGGGTCTTGTTTGATTTTGGCGATTAGGTCTTTTACTGCGTCTTGTATTGGTGTGACGTCCTCAATGTGATATATCTCTTCAAGATAAATCATTCTTGGTTCGCCTTCTGTTTCTGCTCCTGTGCTCTTGTTTAGAGAAAAGTTGAAGAATTCAATTGGATATTCTGAAACTTCAAATTCTAGATGAATTTCATTCTCGCAATTGTCGCAGATTAAGTCAGTTGATATTTCATGTATGTATTCTTCGCCCATGCCGCGTTCGGATCCTCCGACGCAATCAATGGAGAATGTATCTTCGCTGATTGAGATTTCATCTGATTTTTCGCAAATGTTGCACGTGTATTCTATTTTCCCGCCAAATTGCCACAT